AAACCTTATATTCGTACTCAGATTTATACATATACACCCGATTCCGTTAATGTGCGTTTTCCTTCCCATACTTCTTCGGGTCTTTTTGCCGGAGAAGCTGCGTTGATGCCTAAAACTGCGACGATACCCGAGATTCGAATAATGCCATCAGGAATGAAGTTGGAACATATGGATTCTTCGCGTCGAACAGTAGATGCTTTATGTCAGAAAGCTGCCCGCGGAGAGAATCCGGAATTGCCTCAGAAATTGTGGAATGTGACTGCTAAGCCCGAATGTCATTATAAAAAAGATAAAATTCGTTTTTTTTATATTCCTTGCTTGTTGATATATATAATATCAGTCATGTTACAAACGTTTCGGCAACATTTAGAGAGAGGTAGCTTGATTAAAATTGGCCTCAGATGGTGGCATGGAGGAGCGTGGCAGTATTCTAAAGAAATGAAAGCGACTAATCCCAAAATGATACATGAAGACGGTGACTTCTGGTCTTTTGATACTACAGTTAAAATGCAGCTTTTGATATGGTATGTTACGAGCGTCCTTTTGTATTATGATTTGACTAGTATGACTCGAGAATCTCGCAATGTTTTTATGTGGTTGGTTCGGACGTGTGCAACCGTACTTAGTGTAAAATTCACCCATTTTTTTGGTGATGTATGGAGAGTGATATACGGTGGCATGCCTTCGGGAGCTTATGAAACCTCGCATGGAGATTCGTGGATAGTAGGTATTATTTTTTTTATGTACCTACAAGAAGTTATGTTTAAGTATCCGCGTTATGCGAAACAGATAAGAGATGGTTTAGGTACTCTGATTATACTTTGTGTTTATGGTGATGATCATAATTTAGCTGTCATAGACTATCTTCATCCATATGTTAATGAAACTGCCTTTGCTGCCTTTGCGACGAAATATTTTGGCATGAAAATAAGGGATAGGCGTAAAGTAAAATTTTTTTCTAAACCTAATGTAGGAGGTGGGCTTGATTATACGGGACAAGTGTTTCTACAACGTACATTTGTCGAAACGGAAGTTCTTAAACCGTTCTTGCTTATGAACCCTCTCGACATGACTCGTCTCCCCCCTGTTTTACCTTATAAGATTATGGAGAAAACAGTGGTTCGTTTTGCTTTTTCCAATAACGGTCGCGAATCAATTACGGATTATATAGTTGCGAGTATAGGTGCAGTTTATGATTCGATGGGAACGAATAGCATGGCGTACAATTTCTGTGCTTTTATGTTCGTGTATTTGATGTCTGCTCAGCCTAAGACGTACGAAGAGATTTTCTTTGAATTAGAATCTGAACATTTTAAAGGCCGAAAATTTCTAACCACTATTTTGCGTAAAATGTCTATTACTATGGATGAGCTTAAAATGGGTTTTCCTAGTCAGCAGTCGCTCTTAGACAGACATGTTCATGATGAAAAATATGTAAAAAATAGTTTTTCACAAGACTACCA